GAATGGGACACTATTTCAATGACACTCGTAGATCCTGTATCTCCCGGTGCTGCCGCTCAAACAAATGCACTCATTGTCGCTTCTGGTTATCAAATTCCGGGCAATTCTGCTGATCTCTCTTCAATGTCGAAGGGTAAAGCAGTTGCTTCAATTGGATATATAAGAATCCAACAAATTGATGCCGATGGTGATGTGACTGAAGAATGGGATGTTAAGAATCCATTTGTAAAATCAGTTAAATTTGGCGAGCTTTCTTATGATAACGATGATCTTTCAGAGATCGAACTTGAGGTTCGTTATGACTGGGCTGTTTGTACTATCGGCGCTAAGGCTGATGAAGCCCAAACGTTTGGGATAACCCAACTTGGAACAATCCCCGATCATAAAGTATTCTACGATAACTAAAAATGTCTTTCTGGACCAGTCCAAACCTTCATCCTAAAACAAAATCTCGTTTCATCGTTTCGTTTGGAACGGGGTTTTTTCTTCCTAATGTAAAATCTATTACAAAGCCGGCAGTCGAGGTTGCAACAAAGGAATACCGATTAATGAATCATTATTTCAATTATCCCGGACTTGTTCGTTGGCAACCAATCAAAATCACATTTGTCGATATGAACGGAACCGGCGGCCCCAATGGAAAAAGCCAATTTGATACATCCCAAATGCTTTATGAGATGTTAAACAACTCGGGCTATGCCCCTCCTACAGAAGAAAATCATCCAATTGGAAAAAACCCCGATACAAATACGCCAATCACAACTCCCGAAAAAGCATCAACAATTGCAAATTCCTTTGGTGATGGCTTATGGAGCACGACAAATAAAAGCCCGATGGAGCCCAGCGCCAACAATCGAACGATTCGAATACAACAGATTGACTTTGGGCCTTTATTAGGGGTAAAAATGGAACCCTCTAAACTACAAGCCAAAGTCATAGAAGAGTGGGAAATTATAAACCCAATAATAACAAACATTTCATGGGGCGACCTAGATTACGGGTCAGACGATTTGGTCGAATGCACACTAGATATTAAGTACGATTGGGCTGAATATAATAAAGGCGGCGGAGAGCCGCTAATTGGATTTAAGTTTGAACAATTCTCAAGATAAACAGCGAGGTGAAAATTGAGTAGAAAAAATGAAGAAAGATTTGGAGCGCATGGTGATGCCGGTTCTGAATCTCCGGCAGCAACAATGTCCAACCCAATGGACTTTGTATCTCCGACAGAACATGTTGAACTCCCTTCAAGAGGAAGAGGATATCCACAAGGTCACCCAGTTCACAATCAAGAAACAATTGAGATTAAATATATGACCGCAAAGGAAGAAGATATTCTTTCTTCTCGATCATTACTTAAAAAAGGTCTCGCTATTGAAAGATTAATTGAGTCCGTAATTTGTGATAAAAATATAATGGCAAAAGATCTCTTAGTTGGAGATCGAAATGCAATTCTCATTGCCGCTCGAAGATCCGCCTATGGAAATATCTATAGCACAAAAGTTACATGCCCAAATTGCACACAAATTACACCTTATGACTTTGACCTTAATGAAGCAAGTGTTTATGAAGGTGATGGATTTGAAAAATACAATATCGAAGTAACCCCAAAGGGCTATTTTAAAGTTAAACTTCCTCTAACAGAATTTGAAGTTGAATTTAGGTTGTTAAGAGGACAAGATGAGCTTGACATAGTTAAAAAGGCTCAAAAGCTTCAAAAAAATAATGTTGCTGAACAAAATGTAACAGACCAACTTAAGAGATTTATTATATCTGTTAATGGTTATGGAGAAGACAAAATTATTAACCATGTTATTCGCAATATAACAGCACAAGATTCTATCTTCCTTCGCGGTGCTTATAAACAGTGTTCCCCAGATGTTAAAATCTCTGAAGAATTTGCATGCCCGTCTTGTGGTTACGAACAAGAATTGGAGGTGCCTTTCGGGGCAGACTTTTTTTGGCCTGACCGATGAATATATGGCTAATGTTTATGAGCAATTCTTTGTTCTTAAACATTATGGTTCTTGGTCTTTGATCGAACTTTATAATCTTCCCGTTGGTCTCCGAAAATGGTGGCTTGACCGGACAATTCAAGAATATGATAAAGAAAGAGAAGAACATGATAAGGCAATGAAAAAGTCAAAACGATAATGCTCTTTCGAGAGCATTTTTCTTTTGGACCTAATTATAAAGAGGATACCGCTATGATTGAAATAGACTTAACCAAAAAGAACCAACTAAATGAAAGTTGGCTTAGGATGATTGGCTCATGGTCAAAGTCTCTTCTTCGACAAATGTTCGGAAAAGACTTTGCACTTAATATGTCTCTAACAGAAGAAGACGAAGAAAACCAATTGAAGTTTGTTATTCGAGGAGAAGTTGAGGATGTGAAAGCTTACGCTGACGCCTTGCTTCGTGAGAAAGATTATCTTGAGGCTTACGCTCAGTTTGGTAAAGATCATCCAATGACAAATAAACAACGAGGAATATTGCAACAAGCGGTTCAAAACTTTGAATCCAAGACCGGCATTAAGTGGCCGTTCTCTGACGAGGACTAGATAAATGGGCGCCGGAGACAGCGAAGGTGGGCTGGGAGGTCTTACTGAAGATCAATTGGCAACTCTAGATACTTCTCTAGAGAGAGCTATCGAAGTTGAGAAAAAATTCAAAGACATTGCAACAGCAGTAGATGATTATTCTGAGGCTCTGCGTCGTGGCTATAGCATACAAGAAAAATCTGTACAAGAATTAGAAAAAAGAATAGAAAAAGCAACAGACCTAACTGAAATTCAACAGCAGATTAACATAGCGGAAAACCTGTCTGAACAAACTCTTGGTAGAATAAATAAAATCTTGGAGGATACTTCCTTAACCTCTGAGGAAGCAAGAAAAAAGATTCTAAAATCCCTTCAGGAAGAGAAAGCCCAATTCGATCTTATTACGAAAGCTTCCAAAAAAGCAGACGGCTTTGTTGGTGGAATAGCCGGCAAACTTGGAATTGCTAATAAATTTTCTGAAACAGCAGTTGGTAAATTCACACAAATGAGTAAAATGCTAATGCAAAGTGGCGAAGGCTCAGAAATTTTGCTAGCTTCACTAGCAACGACGCTCTCTCCTGCTAATATTTTGGCTTCAGTCTTTGAAAAGATATTCGAATCTATTGTAGCCACCGCCATTGCCCTCGATAGTGCAGAATCTGCTTTGCAAAGATCAACGGGATTTGCAGTAAATTTTAGGGATAGCATGCTCGGTGTAGCACAAGCGAATGTTATGTCTGGTGTATCGATTGAAGATACGCAAAAATCATTTGGGGCCCTTATAAATAATTTTTCTGCCTTCAGCCCCACCGCCAAAGAAGCAAATAAAAGTCTTTTAGAGACAACGACACTTTTAGATAAAATAGGGGTCACAGCGGAGGTCTCAACAAAACAAATTGACTTCTTTATGAAGGCAATGGGCGAGACAAAAGATGTTGCTCAAGCCCTAACCGTTCAAATTGCAATGGCAGCGGATAAGATTGGAATTAGTGCCTCTAAGATGTCGTCTGATTTTGCTGCTGTAAGTTCTGACCTTTCTGTTTATGGTGATCAAATGACCGATGTGTTTTTTGATTTACAGGCACAAGCTAAAGCAACAGGTATTGAGGTCTCACAACTTGTTAAAATTGGAAAACAATTTGATTCATTTGATAAAGCAGCCGAGATCACAGGAAAATTAAATTCGGTTCTTGGAACAAACTTGAGTTCAATGCAGATGATCAATATGTCTGAAGCAGAGCGCGTTAAACTTTTGAGACAAGAGTTAAAAGCAGTTGCTGGTAATTTTGATTCATTAGACAAATATACTCAAATGTATATTGCTCAAGCAGCAGGTTTGGGAAGTGTGGCCGAAGCAAGAAAATTCGTCACAGCATCTGAAGCAGATTATCTTTCTCATAATGCAAAAATGCAAGAGAGAGCAGCAACTCAACAGCAATTAAAAGAAGCAACAGAATCTTTTGTTCCTGTTGTTGATCTTTTGAAAATTGCGGTATTAAGCCTTGCTTTAGAATTTAAGCCTTTAATAAGCGGTTTAACATTCCTTTTAAATGAAGTTATAAAACCGATTATTATAAATTTTAAAGAGTTTATGGGCATTATGATTATAGCATCTGCACTTCTTAAGACTGTAACTGCTGTTCAAATTGCTTATAATGCTTCCGTTGTTGCTGGGGAGGCTGCGACCATTTTGTCGGCTAGTGCTACTGTTTTAAAGTCTGCCGCAGAAACTGCTGCGATA